GCCCAAAAACAGCAAATCTGATGAGGCTGATGAAAACAAGCCGACTAAAGTTTCTGAGTTAACCCCGGAAGAAGATGCATATAACGCCAGCCTGAAAACAGTCTCTTATACGAATAAGCCATTTCAAGATAGAAATGCCAGACCTTATCAGATGTCTGATAAGGAGAAGGAACTGGTTCTTCAAACGGTGGCAAATGAGTCGGCAGACGAGCCATATGAAGGGCAAATGGGTGTAGCGCAATGCATCTATGATGCCTGCGTCAGTACGCATGAAAGGCCGGATCACGTCCTAAAACCGGGGCAATATGCTGTTGAAGGCAAACACAGTATTACAAAAAGCGTAAAAAAAACTGTCAATATTGTTCTTCTCGGAGTATATCTTGAAATTAGTATCGTTGAATAACGATGAAGAAATGTTTATTTTGTGCGGTTTTCCGCGATTTTAGAAATGTGTCGTTCTGCTGTCGTTGAGCATTTTCAAGCGACATTTAGCAGGTTTAAGCGACAAATAAGCGACAAATAAAAGGCCGTCAGAACGGCTTTTTTCATGCCTGCGCCTGTTTGGTTTTCGGTCCTTGTTCCGGTTCCTGCGGCGCGGCTTTCTTGTCTTTGAATAGTGCAATGTCAACGGCCTGCATTGCCCGCGCTTCACTTTCCTTATAAACGTGACTGTATGTGTCAAGCGTGGTTTTCGTTGTGCTGTGTCCTAACCGGTCAGCAATCACACGCGCCGAAACATTCCCATTGATAAGAAGTGAAGCAAAAGTGTGACGCAGGGAATGAAGGTGAAGGTCCTGCGGCAAATCTGACCCCTTTATCACCCGTTTCAATTTGTTATTCATGTTCCCGGTGATGTAGAAATTGCCTTGCAGGTTTGTAAACACAAGGTCCGGGTTTATCCATGCCGCGCCCATTCTGAACCGCTTTTCCAACTGTTTCTTTTTATGTTCTTTCAGCAATTCAATGACATAGTCCGGCAGCATAATTCGGCGGGTGCTGTCCTCTGTTTTCGTTGTTTCCCGGATATATTCACCGTTCAGGCGAATCAACGTATGTCGGATATATAGCAGCCCGGTTTCAAGGTCTACATCTTCCCAATACAAAGCAGCGAGTTCACCGGCGCGCATACCGGTTGCAAGCAGTACATTCACAATGACTTCAAACTGAAAATCACCGTATTCATGAACTAATTGAAGCAGTTCCCGCGCCTGTTCTTCATCAAGATATTCGGCGGGGGCCGTGTCTACGCGTGGCGGCGTCGCTAACTTGCAGGGGTTCCGGCGCATGATTTCTTTTTTCACCGCTGCCGTGAATATTGCGGACAGGTTCAGTTTCAATTTATTCACGGACGCGCCTGTCATACCGGGGTTTTCCGTCACATCGTTAAAGACGTCTGAAAACTTCATATTCAAGCCATTTGCGATCTTTTCTGCATTTCCGCGGCGGATAGTATCACCGCGTAAAATATGGTAGATTTCCGAACGGCTGACCCCTGCTTTTTCTGCAAAGACGTCACGCTTTACACCGTCAAAAATCGCCCTGTCTTTCAATCGGAAACTGTGTTCAAGGTTCCCGTTCTTTTGCAGGTCCGTGAACAGCTTGTCAAGCATGGGCGGCGTGATATTCTTCAACTTCTCATGCCCTAACACCGGCATGATATGTTGTTCTATGCCGTCTCTGTAATGAATCAACGTATGCGGTTTCAGGCGGTTCGGCGCAACGCTTTCATAATACCATTCAGCGAGTTCACGGAACGTCCTGTTTTCATCAAGTGCAACATAGCCTTTGATTTTGTTTTCCCATACGTCAGCATACTGCCGCGCAAGTTTTTCCGCCTTGCCTGCGGTGACGTTTTCCGGCGGGTGATACGTCGTTGTTTTCTTGATCTGCTTTCCTTTTTCGTCATAACCCATGTATGCGGTTATGGTAAAGGAATCACCGCGCTTTCTGATACTTGCCATAGAATCACCCCTTTCATTGTTCCTGTTCTATGACGTCAATGTTCTGTGACAGGAATTCAAGCAGATAGGTTTGAAGGTCCTGTTCTGCCTTCCATTCATAGAAATCCGCCTGTTCCGGGATGTGTGCTGCGGTCCTTTTGTTCTGTGCTGCCCGGTCAAGCGTTTCATAGAAATCCTTGTCCCCTAACAGGCGATCAAGCAGCGGCAGCATATACGGCGAATCTTCAAAATACCCGTCTTTGACAAGTTTCATGTTTTCAATCGTCCGTTCGGAAAGCCCGAACATTTCCCGCGCCGGAATATCTTCAAGCACGGTTCCCGTAATCAGATAATCGGTTGTCACATGGAAGAATTCAGCGATTTTCAGCAGCTTGTCAACGTTTGGCTGTGTCTCCCCGGTGCAGTAAAGGGAAAGCGTCTGCGGGCGAATCCCGACTGCCGTGGCAATCTCTTTCTGTGTGGTTCCGTTCTTTTCCATCAACGCGCGCAGCGTTGCGGCAAAGTGGGAATTGTACAGTTCTATTGCAGAACCTTTTCTTGTTTTCGGCATTGCCTTTTTCTCCTTTCTTTCGGTTTTCTTGAACATCATTTAGTTGGTTCAAGAAATATTGACTTGCAGAATCGTTCTGCTATACTGTCATTATAGGCAGGGGGAACGAATCTGTCAATGTTTGAAAGCAATAAAAACGAATCGAATTTCCGGATGTCGAAAGTTTCCCGGACCACCCAAACGGGCGGAACAGGCGGGAAAAGACTATCTATTACAGGAGGTGAACAACATGAAGGACCGGTTAAGGCAGCGGGCAAACCGCCGCAGAAAGCACTATGAAGAAAAGATTGAAAAACGGAACGCCTACGGAAACAGGGACCTGACCGTTTTCAATGCCGTCGAACAGATACGGACGCACGGCAAAGCAGAAATCAGGTTGTAACAGGAATGACCGCCAAACGGTGATAAGCCGCAGGGCGGTTTCTTTATGCCTATTTTACAGAAAGGAAGGTGCATGGATATGGAAAACAAGCCTGTTTTAACCATTCGGGAAACAGCACACGAATTCAATTTCCCGGAATATGCAATCCGGGGGCTTGTCAAACGCAAGGCTTTCCCCGTGATACAGACCGGAAACCGCTGCTATATCGTCCGGGAAGTGTTCCGGGAATATTTGCAGAAAGGCGGTGAATTTTATGCTGATACACATTGACAGCCGAAAATTCAAGATCAAACCGACCGGCGCGGAAATCGGCGGCATTAAAGGCCGTTTCAAGAATGCCGCGTCGGTCAAGGATATGACTGTCAAGCAGATTGCTGACGCTCTGACCGCCGGACAGACCATTGAACCGGGTGTGTGTCCGTTTTCAGAGGAAAGCGCGAAAAAAGGCAAGAAAGGGACCTGCAAAGAAGATTTCGCGCGGCAGACGATCTTTTTCAATGACATAGACAATGAAAACGAGAACGCGCCGAAAGAAACACCGGAACATATCGCGCAGATTTTAGCGGAAAACAATCTGAAAGTCGTGTTCATGTATGAAAGTTTTCACAGCCGCCCGGATGATTTGCGTTTTCGCTATGCCGTTGTGTGCAGCGAGGAAATCACGGACAACAGCGAACGGGAAAGAATACAGGGCGCGCTGATTGCCATGTCGCCGCAATCAGACGTTGGGTGTATCAACGCTGACAGAATCTTTTTCGGGACAGATAAAAGACTGATTGACGGTTATACCGATTTTGAAGCCGTCTGTCAGAAATCCGACCTTTTGGCCTTTGCCGAAAAGTACAAGCTGCCGGAAGAAAAGCCCGTAAAACAGCCGATCGGCAAGCAGCCGGAACGCAAGTGGCCAAAATACGGCGAACCGATACCGACCGGGCAGCGTCACGGCACGCTTGTGAGTTTTGCAGCGGAAATATTGAAGAAATGCGGGGCTACTGAAAAAGCGCATGAAATCTTTATGAAGCGCGTTGCTCAATGCGAGGAGCCGAAACCGGACGACGAAATTGAAAAGATATGGCGCGCCGCCTGCAATTTTTATCAGAACAACGTTGCAAATCAGCCCGGATATATTCAGCCGGACGAATATGCGGCAATGGAATTTGCGCAGAGTGTTGAACCTTATGATTTCACCGACGTCGGGCAGGCGCGTGTCTTTGTCGGTCAATACGGTGACAGACTGCTATACAGCACCGCGACAAAATACGCACAAGCCCGCCTGTTATTCGATGAAGCGCACAACATGATAAAACAATCGCCGGTCCTGTCAAAGCATTTCAGGAAACGGAAAAATGACTTGTATTATGAACCCACAATGTCAAAGTTTCAGCCGCTTGCCCGGAATTCCGACACGCTTGACGGCCTGAACGCGTCCTTTGTCATTATGGACGAATTGCACGGCGTCCGTGACAGGAATCTTTATGAAGTCATGAAACAAAGTATGTCTGCGCGCCGGTCCCCGCTGCTTGTGATGATAACGACGGCAGGAACCGTCCGGGAATGTATCTTTGATGAAATGTATGAATATGCGGCGCAGGTTGCGGACGGGAATGTCATTGATGAACATTTCCTGCCGATTCTTTATGAACTTGACAGCCGCGCGGAATGGACGGACCCGGCAGCATGGGTGAAAGCAAACCCCGCCCTGAATACAATCAAGAAATTCGATGATCTGAGCGCGCAGGTTGAACGGGCAAAGCACAACCGGAATGAACTGCCGGGTGTACTCTGCAAGGAATTCAATGTCAGGGAAACCGTGAAAACGGCGTGGCTTTCCTTTGACGATATAAACAACGAATCTGTCTTTTCACTTGATGATTTCCGCGGCGCGTACTGTATCGGCGGGGTTGATCTGTCTATCACGACGGACCTGACCGCCGCAAGCCTGCTATTCATGAAACCGGGTGACAGCAAAAAATATGTGACAGAAATGTTTTGGCTGCCTGCGGACCGTCTGCAAGAACGCGTGAAGCAAGACAAAATTCCTTATGACCGATGGTTTGAACGGGGCCTTGTTCGCCTTTGCACCGGGAACACAATCAATTATTCCGATGTGACGGCATGGTTCAAGGAACTTGTTCAGGAATACAGCCTGTTCCCGGCGTGGGTTTATTATGACAGCTATTCCGCCCGCTATTTCGTGGAAGAAATGCAGATGGAAGGTTTCAACATGGTGCGGTGTATTCAGGGCGCAAAAACGCTTTCTCTGCCGATGCAGATGTTAGGCGCGGACCTGCAAGCGCACCGTGTCATTTATAACAACAATCCTGTCCTGAAATGGTGTCTGACGAACACCGGCGTTCAGACGGACCGAAACGGCAATATAGTCCCGATCAAGAACCAAAGCCCGAAACAGCGCATTGACGGAACCGCAGCGTTGCTTGACAGCTATGTCGGGCTTTATGAGCATTTGGGCGAATTCACAAGCGCGATTGAATGACCCGCGCGGAAAGGAACGGAATGAAGCTGAAAGACAAGAAAATTGAAATCCTTGAAAACAAAGTTACGGTTGATAAAATCGGGAACCATGTGAAGCAGCTTGTTCCCGTCGCTACCGTGTGGGCCTATTTCCGGCAGCTATCAGGTGATGAAGTCTTTGCCGCTGCCCGCGTCAACGTGACGGAAAACGTTCTGTTTCAAATCAGCTACCGGGCAGACATAACAACGGCGCACGTTATAAGGTACAAGGGAATTTTGTACGATATAACGCGCGTCGATGTATTTGAAGGATACAAGGGGGATATAACGCTGTATTGCAAGCGCGAAAAATGAACACATATAATGTCTTAACAAAATGGCGGTTTTCTGAATTCTAGAAAACTGTTGACAAGAAAATAGCAACAATGTATAATAAATTTGGATTCTTGTAACTATAGTACAAGGGAGGTGCCGCAGATGAATCCAGTATTAAAATACAGAGGTGGAAAATCGCGGGAAATCCCCCGCTTTCTGCAATGTATTCCTGATGATTTTGACCGATATATTGAACCTTTTTTTGGCGGCGGGGCCGTATATTTTTATCTTGAGCCTGAAAATGCGATAATCAATGACATTAACGAAAGGCTAATGTCTTTTTATGCCGAATTGCGCAATAACTATCCCGAAATGCGCAAACAGCTTGATGAAATTCAGCGTGTTTATGAAGCAAATCAGGCTGAATTTAAGAAACTAAAAGCTGCAGCCCCCGATGAAAGAGTTCCCAACGCTAATGAAGATTTATATTACAAAATGCGTGAACTGTTCAATCACCCGGACGGCAGCTTATTAGATGGTGTAGTTTATTTCTTCATTAACAAGACAGCATATTCCGGCATGATTAGGTACAACAGCAACGGGGAATACAATGTTCCTTTTGGTCGCTATCCTAACCTTAACACGCATTTAATAACAGAGCAACACAGTCAACTTTTACAAAGTGCAGAACTTTATAATTGCGACTATAAAACTATTTTTGATATGGCGGGGGAAAATGATTTCATATTCCTTGACCCGCCGTATGATTGTGTTTTTAACGATTATGGAAATATAGATATGATGAACGGTTTTGACGAGGAACAACACCGTCGTTTAGCCGCAGATTTTAGGAACTTGCCGTGCCGCGCTTTAATGGTTATCGGAAAAACGCCCTTAACAATGGAACTATACGGCGATTACGTTTTTGATGAATATTACAAAAACTATGCCGTCAACATAAAGAACAGGTTTAACAATGACAAAATGCACATCATTGTTAAAAACTATTAGGGGGGTGATATTACATGGCGCGTTTAAATAACAAGTCTCTGTTCTTCACTACATCCCCGCGTACGCCGTCAAAGATGATACCCGAGATTCGGCTTTTGACTGAAAAATTAACAGGGCGGACATGGGATAAACTGACACAGGTTGATTTTATTGACCTTTTGGCACAGTCTGATTTTTTTGAGGGGAGCGGATCACAGAAAAATAAAGACTTCAGTGCAAGAGACAGAATAAACCGTGGACCTAAGGCGTTAGGTTTTGTAAACTTAAAGCCACATGTTGAATTGACAGACGCAGGAAAAGCTTTTGTGTACGGTAAACGTCCACAAGAGATATTTTTGCGTCAACTTCTTAAATTTCAGCTACCGTCACCGTATCATGTAGAAAATAGAAAGATTGAAGGGACCTTTTTTGTTAAGCCGTATCTTGAGATAATGCGGCTTATTAGAGATTTAGAAAGCCTGTCTTTTGATGAGCTGAAAATCTTTGGACTTATGCTTACGGATTATACCAAATATGATACCGTGAAGCAGGCTATTGTTGATTTCAGAGCAGAGAAAGAGAAACATAAAGGTCAGTATAAGAAATTTGCAGATGAAACATGGACAGACACTCTTTTGCAGACCTATTCTGACACTATAGACGCGGGCAAAACAAGAACACGAGAAACAACAGATAGCAGTCTAAAAAAGTTTTTAACCACAAAGAAAAGCAATGCGAGGGATTATACAGACGCTTGTTTTAGATATTTGCGCTATACGGGGCTTGTTTCCATATCTCATAGGAATCGTTCTATTGCTTTTTATCCTGACAAGTTAAAAGAAGTTGATTTTATTCTTGGGAATATAGATAGAAAACCGGTTTATATTAACGATATAGACAGATACAAAGAATACCTTTTTAATCCCGTTATCCCTGTTTTATATGTCGATGATATTGATAATGTTAAAGACAATATAATGCGTATAAGCGATTATACACAGCGACAGCTTTCAGGGAAAGATATTGAGCAGCTTAAAGATTTACGTGATGAAATCGTGGCTGCACGTAAAGAAGCGGTCATAAAAGCTCAAGTTACAGAAATAAAGTCTTATGCTTTGTATTCTGAAATAATTGATACCTATAACGAAATTATTGCAGATGGTTATTATGACGCGCCGCTTATGCTTGAATATAACACATGGCGGGCAATGACTATGCTCGACGGTGGAAATATAAAAGGAAATTTCAAGTTCGATGACGCCGGACAGCCACTTTCAACGGCGGCAGGAAATATGCCCGATATAGAGTGTGATTACAAAGACTTTGTGCTGTCTGTGGAAGTAACAATGCAGCAAGGCCAGCGCCAATATGAAAGCGAGGGCGAACCAGTAGCACGTCATTTTGGGCAGTTGAAAAAACGTACGGGCAAGGACGCATACTGCTTATTTATTGCCCCGACGATAAACAAAGCCTGTTTAGCGCATTTCTTTGGTCTTAATAAAATCGGTATTTCTTACTATGGCGGAAAGACAAAGATAATACCGTTGGAGTTAGACCAATTTATGAAGCTTGTAGAAAATTCTTATAGCTATTCTACAACACCTAATCCACAGAACATACGTCAATTTCTCGATGAAGTTATGCAGCAAGAAGAAACGGCAACCGATGAGAATGACTGGAATGACAAAATACAAGCCTGTGTTTCAAAATGGTTAACGGCGTAATGTTCAACAAGACTTAACGTCTTTTAATCCCTTCTAACAGATTTAAGCGACAAATAAGCGACAAATTAAAGAAAGAACCGCTGAAAGTCATTGATTTTATGGGCTTTCAGCGGTTCTTGATATACTCTTCTCCAAAGGATACCGGATTACGAATGAGAATATCCGCTGGTTCTATGCTCCAGAGTATTGCACCAGCAAATGGCACGAAGAACACTGCAAGTATGTATTCACAATCGGCGGGCACCGGTTCTTTTCACCGAAAGTTTGACGGCCTAT